AAGAAGCATGATGGACTGTTAGATCGTGCCAGACTTGCTAGGGCAAAAGCAAAAAACAAGAGTACTAAACCATGATAAGGATGGCATTAACAAAACGAGCAGGACAACTCATTGAGGGTGCTCTTGCGGATAAGTCAAAGAAGTCTGGTATCTCGGTAGATACATTAAGAAAAGTTTATAATCGTGGTGTTGCCGCATGGAAAACTGGTCATCGACCGGGAACCACACCACAACAATGGGGATACGCACGAGTAAATGCGTTCATAGTCAAAAAGAAAAAGGGTGGTTTGAACCACGATAAGGATTTAGCATAAATGAAAACAATTAAACAAATACTTGCCGAATGTAAAGGTGAGGAAGACTTCAAACCGCACATGATGTATGACCCCAAGACTGGAAAAGGTTACAAGGCAGACACCTATGCAGACCATGTGAAGATGGACAAGATGGGTTACACCCACGAGAAACCAGAACTTGATGAAGCAGCGGATCCAGTGGCGGCGGCATTCTTTGCTACAATGTTTCTCACACTTGTACCATTTATGTACATAGCAGGGGATGCAATGCGAGATGACCTAAAAAAGTTGAAGGCAAAATCTGCAAAGAAAGGATTCAAACCTAGTAAAGAAGACCAAAGTCTTTTACAAAAGTTTATTGCAATGGTTAAACGCAAAAAACCTGATGCTGTTTCAAAGGCAATGAAGAAGGCAAACGAGTCGGTTGAACTTGAAGAAGGTGTGAGTAAGACATATAAAGGTAACACTATACACCAAGTAGGTAAACATAGAAGTTATGATGACATGGTGGCATATAAATTATCTAATGCAGATGCTAAAATTCTGAACAAGTTTATGAAGTCTGCAAGTGCAAAAGAACGCACACAAATGCATAATATGTTCTGGAAAACTGACGAGAAAGACACCGATGATGTCACGGCAGCGAAAGGCCCTAAGATGGCAATTGCCTACGCAAAGAAAAAAATCAACGAAGCATCTAATCCATATGCTAAAATAGGTGGTTCACCTAAAAATCCAGAGGTTAGGAAAAATCTTAAAAAGTCAATTGCAGACCTCAAAAAGAAAACTCATGGCAAGAGTAAAAAAGAAGAACTTGAAGAAGGTGCTGAGAACTACACCATGAAGAAGGGTACATATACTCGTAAGGTGGACGGTAAGACTGCTGATAAAATGAAGAAAGATGGTTGGAAGTTAGTTGCTCGTGAAGAAGTTGAAGAAGGTAAGGAACTTGATGAAGCATTCCAACAATTCTTGGATAAGTCACCTAGTAACTGGGGTGAGGACAAGGTAGTTGCCTACGGAGAAAAGAAAGGTCACAAAGTGATCGGTGTAGTTGGTACTGGTAAGGTAGATGGTATCGTACTGTTCGGTCTGGATGCGGGAGACAAGAAGTATGTCGGTAAGGAAGCAAAGGTCAAGACTGGTCAAACAGTATTCCGTTATGCTACTCGCAACAGTATGGCAGGTGACCTCTTTCCTCTAATTAAGATTGATGTTAAACGTGGATTGATGTATCATCTAACACAAGCATCAAGTTCTGGTGATATTGACCACGCAGAGTTTGAGAGCAGAAGTGTTAAGTTAAAGTACCTCCGTTTTGCCGCAACTGCTAATCTCCGTGATATTACTGGGTTTGATCCCGGTTTCGGTTCAATGAAAGAAGGTTCCGCACAAGACCGACTCCGTGCTAAACTCAAGAAGGGTGGACTGGACTTGGATAAACGTGCCAAAGACCGTAAGGCAGAGCACGAGAGACTCAAGAAGCAGTATGGTAAAAATGAATCGTTTGATCTAGACACCCATATGGAGAATGCTCGTGCCAAACGTGATGCAATGAGTGCGATGGGTAAAAGAGGTAAGGATAGTGCGGATATAGATACTGATGCAACAGACGATGACCGCAAGGCGGCATCTAAGAATGTTCTGATGCAAATCCGTAAGTTGTCTGACCTACCCAAAGGTGGTGAGATTGAGTTTGAAAATGGTAAAAAGGGTAAGATATCTCAGGACGATGCCAGTAAGGTTGTCAAGATGTTCAACACTCTGAAGAAACCACAAGACAAGGCAAAGTTCCAGAAAGTAATTTCTAAGGACTTGAAGACGATTCAAAGTCTGGTAAAAAGACTAGGTAGATAATGAAGACATTTAATGACCATTGTAGTTGCGGTTCAGAATCCGATCTGGTAGAGAATAACATCTATCGGGTCGGTTCTGAGAAGTATTTCCAGTATTGGAGAGACTTGCGTGAACAGTACAACAATGGTGAACTTGAAATCAAACCAAGTGAGATTGACATCATGGAGTCAAACCTTGGTGAGTTCGCACGGTTCGATGGTGAGAATGTTGCTCTGGATTGTATCTTTGAGGAGAAACAACCAGAACTGAACAAACCAAAGAAGGGTGGATCGAAGAAATACTATGTGTATGTCAAAGACCCCTCATCTGGTAAAATCAAGAAGATTTCTTGGGGTGATACGACTGGACTCAAAGTCAAGTTGAATGACCCTGCCGCACGAAAATCGTTTGTCGCAAGACACAAATGCGACACCAAGAACGATAAGATGACTGCGGGATACTGGGCATGTAGATTGCCTCGTTACGCAAAACAATTAGGACTCTCTGGTGGTGGAAGTTTCTTTTGGTAAACTACCTTAATGTACCATACACAGAGTTGAAATGTAGTAATGGTAAGATACGAGTGTTCAGAGAGTCCGTCCGAGAGGAAGACTTGGTCTGGCACAGAGATAAGAATGATCGTAGTGTTCATGTACTAGAAGGACAGGGATGGCAACTCCAAAGAGACAATGCCCTACCACTTCTTCTTTTGGAAGGACACAGTTACAGTATTGATAAGATGGAGTTTCACCGTATAATAAAAGGTGAAGGTGATTTGGTTATTCGTATATACGAAAAGTAAAAGTCTTATAAATAGAACTATAACTTAATTTAATGGGAACACCAGTAATGGCAACTGAAACGCAAGCAGTCAAACTAACGAGGATAGAAGCAGAATCTACCGCTCGATTTGACCGTATCGAAAATAAGATTGATAAACTTGCAGAGGCATTAGTTGCACTTGCTCGTGTCGAAGAGAAGATGTTAAACTTGGAAAAGAACAATAATAATAACTTCGACAGGATGAATAGATTCTCTCAGAAGTTAGATGAAATAGAAAAGAAGGTTGATGAGAACGCACACACCGTGGCAATCATCAACAAAGTAGTTTACTTAATCAGTGCCGCAATAATTGCGGGACTAGTCAAATATATGTGGATGTAGGAGAAAACACCATGCAAAGAAAAGATATGAAATCATTAATGGATGCCTACAACCAAGTCATCCTCGGTGAGTCGTTAGAAATTGACGAAGCAAGACAAATGAAAGACCCCAAGAAGGACTCTATGGTTCAGAAAGGTGGTAAGACGATTGTCATTGATAAGTCAAAAGAGAAAGAGTACCTGAAGAAAGGTTGGTCTCTTGCAGAGAAGAAAAAACTCGACCCTGTTGATGACGCAGAAAACGATAAGAAATTCAAAGACCGTGAAGACAAAGACATCGACAACGATGGAGATGTTGATTCGTCTGACGAGTATCTACACAAGAAACGCAAAGCAACTGACGATGCGATTGACGGTGGTAAGAAACCTGCTAAGAACGAAGAAGACGAAGGTGATGACGAAGAAGAGAAGGAAGCACCTAAAGTCGCAGGTAAGAAAGATGACAAGAAGAAAGTCGCATCTAATGCCAAGACTGCTGAAATCTCTAAGATTGGTGAAGACCTTGATCTGACCGATGCGACTGCTGACCTACTCAAGATGTGGGAATCTGCCGCAAAGAAAAGTGTTAAAGGTGCTACCGATACTGGTGAAGAGATTGATTCTAAAGACTCTCCCAAGGCAAAAGAATTCACTGCGGCACATAAGAAGTCTGACAAGAAGATCGAAGACAACGAAGAAGATGGTCACGATAAGACTTTCAAGGCACAGGGTGGAACTAAACCTAATTCTGGTAAACGAGGACAGGACAATGCCACTGGTGACACTAAGGTTGTAAAGTCTACCGAAGTCAAGGAAGAAGTTGAACTTGATGAAGCACTAAAGACTACTCATGTAGTTGTTGATACTGCTGACGGTAATAAGGTTATATCATCTGCCGCAGGTAACAACGCAGAGAAGAATATGATGAGTTCTATCGCATCTGCTGAGAAACCCCCATTGAACATCAAAGACAAGAAGACTTTGAAGATTGTTAAGTTGAAGAAACCTGTTAGTCAAAAGAAAGCAGATGACATGATGGGTCAACCTCTGAAAGAGGGTGCACAGGACATCATCGCACAGGCACAGGACATCATCAATGGTAAGACTGTATCTGAGATTGCTGATTTGAGTTCTGACCAACCAAAGAACCCACATGATGCTCGTACCAGAGAAGCAAAAGCATTCCTAGAACGCATGGCAAAGAGACGAGGATACAAATGAACACAATAGTTTTACAGGGAACAGAGGCGGCATGTGGTACAACTACAGGTGCCGCATCTAATTTTGGTAACGCATCCGCAGTGCGATTGATTAATACTGGTACTACGGTTTTCTTGGTAACTTTGGAGCAAGCAGGAGGTACTGATATTGGTACCTGTACTATTGCTCCCAAAGAAGTAGTTGTTTTGAAGAAAGCACCTACGGATAAAATATTCGCTGCCAATGCCGGAGTACTTGGTGTAGCAGTCGGATTCTCACATTAATAAAAGGTAAATATTATGGCAATTAAAGCACCCGCATGGTGTGAACACGCAGTTCCAACCGCACTTGGTTGGGAAGACCCACAGACTGGTGAAGTATACAAGTCTGGTGGATTCACTCCAGATCAGATCGCAGAGTTTCATGGTGAAACCGCACCACAGAAAGCACCAGAAGTATTGGTAGAAGTTCCGGTCAACGACTTTGTAAAGACCCCAACGATGCTAACTGAAGCACCTGTCGGTGGTAAGTCTCTAGAAGAAATGACTAAGATTGAACTAGAAGCACTAGGTCGTACCCACGGTATTGAACTAGATCGTAGAAAGTCTAAAGCAGACTTAATTGATGAAGTAAAAGCAGTACTTTAAAAAAACACTAAGTAGAGGGGTATACTTAATTACCCCTTTTACTTGGATTATATAATGCAACTAACCAAAGACAATCTAACGATGTATGCCGCACTACATTACCATAATCCTATGTGTATTGATGGTGAAGAATTCCACGAAGACCTCAAAAAATTCAAGTATGTAAAACGACTACTCAATCGGTACAGAGATACTGGTGTGTTGTCCGAACGACTCATTCTCAATCACCTCATTGTAATATTCAATGTGTTCGGATATGAAGCAGGACTAGATGTCCTCGAACTCAAAATAGACCTTGACCAATGGGGTGCACTCAAACCATTCCTCATATACTTACAAGCAATCAAAAATACCGAATACACTAATATAGAAATGGACAAGACGGTAATTGAGGCATTGAGAAACCTATGAGATTTTTCATTTGTAAGCAACGAAGTAAGTTCACCAAGCAAGAACCAATCCGATTCGGTGAGTGGTGGATTTGGGCAGACGATGGGGTAACACTCTACAAAGGTAAGGACTATATTGTCCTGTATAGTGGTTATCTGATCGAAGGTGACATAGAGGATGCGTGTGAGAGATGGAGTTTTGATAACGAGAATGGAAACTTCTTTGCAATCAAACTAACCAAACGACATTACGATATTTCGATTGACTACTTCCAACAGCATAAGATATTTGTGGCACACAAGTATGGTATAGAAATATCAAATCACATACCATTTATGACCTGTAATAAGTCAGATGTCGTATCAAAATATCTAGAAGATGTGCAGTGTTTGGAATATAGCAGAGAAGAGAATAGCACATTCTATAAGCACATCCAAGGGTGGATGCCGAGGTATGATTATCTTGGTGATACCAAGAGAGCACTCGAAGAAGAAAAGTGGAAAGACCTCGAACCACTTGCTGACTATATCCATGAATGCATGGAGCAACATTCTAATCTGATAAAGTCTCGTTTTAAAAACAGGTTTATCTCTCTGAGTGATGGAATCGATTCCGCACTACAGACTCAGTACTTTCTGGATGACCCGAAGTATATGTACCATGTCACCCCTGCCGAGGCAGGAGATGATGCAATGAAATACAAACAGTTGACTGCCAAAAAGTTTTCTGATGTATCTCTGGAAGTTCTTGATCTGAGTAAAGGTGTTGATCTACTGGCAGAGCATTTGGTTGACAGTTCAAATCGTGGAGTTGACTTCCTACCCACATTTATGCAGTTGGCAAAACTCGACACCAAACCAGACATTGTAGTATATGGTTCAAATGGGGATGAGATGTGCCTTCATAAGTTGGTTCCCTATATTCATTATGTCATGCAGAACAATAGATCGAAACAACCTTCATTGTTAAAGTTTCACATTAAGTCTGAGATAGAAAAAAGAAAGCATTTCTATGGTGCATCATATACTGTAGGTAAACATAAGAATGCAATGACGTATCTGGATGAGTGGTTGGATAAGTGGTTTCGATATGATAAGAGACCCGAATGGGACAGGGCAAAGTATGATATGCTCAAAGGTTGGTCTCCCAAACTATATAATAGGAACATTGCAGTAAACGCAGATGTATTGTGTACCTCATTGTATAATGATCGAAGGATATTCCACGAGATCAAAAAGACACCGAAGAAGTTCTTGTTGGGTGATGCACTGGACACTCCGATTCAGAAGATGTTGTTGAAAAGACATAACTACGAATTTATAACTCCACACAAGGATGCTGTACAGGCAGATTACCAAGAGATGAGGGAGAGTGTCTTTGATGCAACTTTCTCCCATGATATTGAACAAAACCTCTAACTGAAAGACCTTTCGAGTATAAATAGAACTATGGGATTACTAAAGACAGCGGCAGACCTCGTATACACAATTCGATTCTTGAAATTGTTGGTTACTCCGATCACGGATACCGAAGCATTCAAGGCAGGGATTATTGACGAGAACGGAAAGAAACGCAAAGACTTCAATACGAATAGTATTGATGATCGTGAAGCATATCGTTCTCATTATACACCCTTTCATAGATTGGTATTCAACTTAAAGAAGATCATGGCAAAGGCACCGGGAGGTCAGTCAGTGATCGCACGATACGGTGCCGCACTCGCACTGATCAAAGAGCATGGTGAACTGTCTGATAAGAATCTAGACAAGATACACGAAGCAAGTGGTATTGATATTCTGGATGTTCTCGCAGAAGACTCGCAGTGGTTTGTTGTAGAAGATAAAGAAATGGGTCATGGTGTCTATCGTATCAAACACGACACTGTTACCGCAACACAGTGTGAAGACATTGTGAAGAAGGATGACAAGATACGAGTTTGTCTGGGATACACAATGCCTGTCATGGAAGTACTGGGTATTGACATCTACAAAGGAATACACCTAAACTCTAACCAGTGGGTGTACTTCACGACTGGGGAGATCACCCGATGAGAAAAGGTTTCAAAGACTTCTATGAGGAGATGACATCAACTGTCTCAGTTGCAGGAGCAGGAGACAATCCAGAAAAGATTGTGCCAGTTCATCTCAAGAAGAAAAAGAAAGAAAAACCAGATGTAATTAAACGAGGTAAATAATGTTATGTTAAGTGGATTATTAGGTAGTGTGTTAGGATTCGGGGGTTCTGTTGTACCCGCAATCACAGACCATTTTAAAACAAAGTCAAACAACAAGTTCGAACTCCAGAAGATGGAGAAGATGGCAGAACTCCGTGCGAAGGGTTATGACCATGAAATCAAAATGTATGAACAGATGGGTTCTGACAAAGAACATGATCGTCTGATTCAACACGACATCTCAATCAACCAAGGTACTGGTATTATTGCGGGACTACAGAAGTCCGTTCGTCCTGTAATCACATACTGTTTCTTTGGTCTCTTTGTTGCTATAGAGATTACACTTCTAAGGGAAGCACTCGCAAGTGGTGTTCCTCTCGCAGAATCACTAGGTCTATTGTGGGACGATGACACCAAGGCAATCTTTGCCGCAATCATCTCATTCTGGTTTGGTTCTCGTGCGATAGACAAGCAACGCACCAAAAAATAAATTAAAAATCTCTTGACTTATACCCCTTAATTGGGGTATAATTGTCGCATTGAAGAAACGAAAGGGTATATATAATACTACCCTCAGAAAAAATATACCTATGGAAAAGAGAAACTATGACCCTCAAAATTGATAAGAAGAAAGACTCCCTACTCGCAGAATACGCAGTAGGAATGTTAAAAGATTTCTACCTAAATGATTATGAAAAAAGTCCCCAAGAGGGTTTCGCAAGAGCAAGTAAAGCATGGAGTAAATACCGTGATGAGATGGACGAAGAGTTAGCACAAAGACTCTACGACTATGTCTCTAACAAGTGGTTCATGTTTGCGTCACCAGTACTATCCAACGCACCCAATGGTCACGATGCCAAGAACAAAGGAATGCCAATCTCGTGCTTCCTTACCTATGTACCAGATACCCTAGAAGGATTGATCGGTCACTCATCTGAGTTGAGATGGTTGTCTGTAATGGGTGGGGGTGTAGGTGGTCACTGGTCTGATGTTCGGACGGTGAGTGACATTGCTCCCGGCCCAATGCCGTTTCTACATACCGTAGACGCAGACATGATCGCATACCGACAGGGTAAGACTCGTAAGGGTTCCTATGCGGCATACATGGATGTGAGTCATCCAGACATCATCGAGTTTCTGAATATGCGTGTACCTACTGGTGATGTGCAACGAAAGGCACTGAACCTACACAACGCAATCAATATCTCTGATGAGTTCATGGAGTGTGTCACCAACGGTACTGAGTTCGATCTGCGAGACCCTAAAGACGATTCTGTCAAAGAAACTGTCAATGCTCGTAAGTTATGGGAACGAATCCTTGAGACTCGATTCCGTACAGGTGAACCATACCTAAACTTCATTGATACCGCAAATGCGGCATTACCACAACAACTACAAGACAAAGGATTAAAGATTCATGGTTCAAATCTATGTAACGAAATACATCTTCCCACAGATGCAGAACGCACTGCCGTTTGTTGCCTATCTTCTCTCAATCTAGAATACTATGACGAGTGGAAGGATACCTCTATTGTAAGAGACCTTGTACGGATGCTTGACAATGTATTGGAATACTTTATTGACAACGCACCCGACACTATCTCTCGTGCCAAGTATAGTGCGACACGAGAAAGAAGTATCGGTCTTGGAGCAATGGGTTTCCATTCCTTGTTACAAAAACATGGAGTCGCATGGGAATCAGAAACGGCACGAGAGATCAATCGTGCGGTATTCCAACACATCAACGAGGAAGCAATTGCGGAGACAGAGTTACTTGCCGAAGAACGAGGTGAGTATCCTGATGGTGAGGGAAGTGGTCGAAGAAACTCTCACTTGATGGCAATCGCACCCAACGCATCATCTGGTGTTATTCTGAGTACAAGTCCTTCTATCGAACCGATGAAGGCAAACGCATATACACATCGTACTCGTGCGGGTTCATTCCTTGTGAAGAATAAATACCTCGACCAGTTGCTGACTGATAAGGGTGAGAACAACGAGTCCAACTGGACATCAATTATTACCAACAAAGGTTCGGTACAACATCTACCATTCTTCACTGAGGGAGAGAAGGCAATCTTTAGGACTGCCGCAGAGTTGGATATGAACTGGGTAGTGACCCATGCGGCAGAGAGACAACCATATATCTGTCAGGGTCAATCTGTAAACTTGTTCTTCCCCTCTGGAGCAGACAAGTCGTATGTAAATAAGGTGCATCTGAAAGCATGGAAAGACGGACTGAAAGGTCTGTATTACCTACGCACCGAAGCAAAACAAAGAGCAGAGAATGTATCTGAGAAGGTAGAACGAGTAGCACTTGCGGGTGATATGCGTAGTATAGTCTATAGTAAGGCAGACTGTCCTTTCTGTTCAATGGCAATGGAAGAACTGAAGTTGAGAGGAATACCATTTGATAAGGTTGACCTCAAAGAAATTGGTAAGACTGCTAAAGAAGTAACAGGACGAGATGTTAAGACAGTTCCCCAAATCTATATTGAAGGTGAGTATGTAGGTGGGTATGAAGACTTAATGGAATATTTAAACAAACCAATAGAAGCAAGTGAAGACGATGAATGTCGTGCTTGCGAAGGATAAGGAAAAACATGGCACTATTAGATTTCAGTAAAACATACAAACCATTCCTCTACCCTTGGGCAGTGGAACTAACTACCAAACACGAAGAGATTCATTGGGTGGAGGATGAAGCAGAATTGTCCGAAGATATCCAAGACTGGAGAACCAAATTATCTGGTGAAGAGAAGGAGTTCATCACACAGGTATTACGACTGTTTACGCAGTCCGATGTACAGGTAGGAGAGAACTACCACGAACTGTTGATCCCCAAGTTCAAGAACAACGAGGTTCGTAATATGTTGTCATCCTTTGCGAATCGTGAAGGAGTACACCAACGAGCATACGCACTATTGAATGATACTCTGGGATTACCAGATGAAGAGCACCACGCATTCCTTGAATACAAAGAGATGGCAGACAAGATCGACTTTATGAAAGAGGGTGACATCAACTCTCACACTGGTCTGGCACTTGTACTGGCACAGTCTGTATTCAACGAGGGTATGTCCCTGTTCGCATCATTTGTGATGCTACTGAACTTCCAACGATTCGGTAAGATGAAGGGAATGGGAACAATCGTTGAGTGGTCTATTCGAGACGAGACTCTCCATGTACAGGGCAACGCAAAACTCTTCCGTGAGTTCTGTGAGGAACATCCTCGTATCGTGAACGATGAGTTGAAGTCTAAGATTTACCAGATGGCAAAGAATGCGGTCAAGTTAGAAGATCGTTTCATTACACTGGCATATAAGTCTGGTGACATCGAAGGTCTATCTGAGGCAGATGTGAAACAGTACATCCGTCATATTGCTGACCGTAGACTATTACAACTGGGTATGAAACCTAAGTTTGGTGTAAAGGACAATCCACTACCTTGGTTGGACTGGGTACTGAATGGTGCGTCACATGATAACTTCTTTGAGAAACGAGTTACGGAATACTCGGTCAATGGCATGGAAGGTGACTGGGGTTGGGACGAAGAACCCGAAGTATGTGGACTGGATGGACAAGGTTGTGCCGCATAGTGGAAGAAGATGACCAGACGTATACATTGGAATGTCATCTATGTGAAACCGAAACTGAGGTTCTTGTGAAAGATTCCGAAGAGGAACCTCAGTATTGTCCTATGTGTGGGGTGGCAATGTGAAAATCAAAACTATCTTCTCGGAAGAGGAGATAGATGGTTTGCTCGACATTTACAACTCTACAGATATGAGACCTGTCCAATCAGATCAAAACTTAAAACAAGTCTTTATAACACCCCATTCCAAAAACAATCATTTCACCAAAAAGATTCATAACACCGAAGTAGAGGAATGCTACTTTGTCGAGTATCCTATAGGGGCATTCTGTGTTCCTCATCAAGATGCAAAGATAATAGATGATAGGATCATCAACGAGAACATTACTACGATAACACTCCTGTCCGATGATTACGAGGGTGGAGCAAGTATAGTTGATGATCAGTCATTCAAACCCAAGAAAGGTGAAACCGTCTTTTATAATCCAAGTGAACTCCACGGTGTTGAAGAGATAACAAGTGGTAGTAGAATCGTATATGTTGTGTGGTATCGCAAATGACTATATACCTTCATGTGGATATACGAAGATAAAGAGTTTGAACCCGATGAAGAGTTCTTGGAGGAATACCAAGGATTCGTCTATTGCTTGACCGAGTTGAGCACTGGTAAAAAGTATATTGGTAAGAAGTTCTTCTGGAAACCCAAGATACTCCCTGTCACGAAAACAAGAAAAAGACGCAAACGCACCAGAGTCCAGTCTGACTGGAGGGACTACTATGGTTCCTCGGAACAGGTAAAAACCCTCGTAGAAGGGGGTCAGGACTTCCAGAGAACCGTTCTAAGACTATGTAGAACAAAAGGTGAGTGTTCCTATTACGAAGCAAAACTACAATTCCAGTACGATGTTCTACTCTCGGACGAGTACTATAATGAGTTCATTGGGTGTAAAATTCACTCAAAACACATAAAAAAGTGAAAAAAACCCTTGACAGGACTTGTTCCACATGCTATAATACACTTGTATTGATAATGAGAAAAGAGAGAAAAATATGAGTTTAGTTACTAAAATTTCCGAGACACCTGAGATTGTTGCGTTCATGTCCTATGTTGAGAGTTTCTATGGTGAAGACGGCATCTATGCCAAGTCTGACTATGCTACCAACCAACAGATTTTTGATGCCACTGTGAAGTATCTGACTACACTGACCGAAGAACGAACTTGGGGAGGTGGTGATAGTGTTGACCGTGAACGAGTTGGTTACATCCTTGAGAATGAAATGAGTGTGAAACTTTACTAAAAAACCCTTGACAAAAGATGTCACAGGGTGTATAATACTTGTATTGATAATGAGAAGAGAGATTTAAATTATGGCATATGTATCACAAGAAGACAAAAAGACCCTTTCAGTTGCTGTTAAGAAAGTTGCTAAGAAGTACGGACTCAAGGTGAGTCTGAGTGTTCGTCACCACAGTACCTTGGTTGCCAAAGTCAAGGGTGCGAAACAAATCCTAGAGGGTTACTGTGAGACACAGATGACCCCTGAGAAAATTCGCAAACGTGAGTTCAACGGTTACAACAACTTCTCTACTGAGCAAGTTATGAAAGAGTCTGCGAAGTGGGGTCACGATGTGAACCTTTACTGGTTGGAAGAGAACTACTGCCCTACTGGAGTTAAGTTCTTACAGGAACTAAAGTCTGCGATGGAAGGTGAAGACTTCTTCTGTGAAGATGATTCAATGACTGACTACTTTCACCGTAGTCACTACACCGATGTTCGATTGTACAGTTAATTGAAGGATATATAATGAGTCAGGAAGAACAAATTGCTAACGCACAAGCATTGATCGAAAGTGCCGAAGAAGAACTTTATAAAGCAACTCAAGAAGATAACGAAGAAAAGATTGTGACTTATTCTTTTTTGGTTGGTGAATATGAACAAATGCGTGATGAATTAATTGCACATTTTGACCGTGTTAAAAACAAATGATGTATATATAAAAGTAAGAGGAAATTATGGAAAAAGAAGTATTCGAAATCTTCGAAGATTTCAGTAAACTAAAGACGAGGAAGGAAAAGATCGACTTCCTACAACAACAAGGGACAGCAGTCCCTGCCGTTAAAGATGTCATCCGAGGCACGTTCGATGACCGTCTCAAGTTTGTCTTACCCGAAGGGAAACCTCCCTATAATCCAAACAGACCAGAAAGTGTCCCCTCAACTCTGCGGAATCTTCACCGTGATTTCGGTGACTTTGTTGAAGGGGCACGAAGTACACAGTTAGGTAAACTGCGAGTCGAAACGAAATTTATTCAATTATTGGAGAGTATTCATGCCGAGGATGCCTTGATTGTCCTGAGTATGAAAGACAAGAAATCTCCAGTCAAAGGTTTGACTAAGAAGTTAGTAGAGGAGGCATTCCCCAACTTACTGTCTTAATTTTCGTTATGTTTCTTTCAATAACAGCAGGAGAGCGTTTAATGCCAAGAAACCAAATAGAGAGATTAAAGAATGATAGTCGAGAACTTGATAATTACATCCACCGTCTCAAAAAGAAGGGAAGAGACAACCTCGCACACAAGTTAGCGAAGAAAAAGACATTCTTAAATCAAACTATTGCCGAGTACGAAAATTCAACTCAAATTCTAGCATAAGGTAGGTGGTAAGTATCTCGTATGGGGTGCTAGTCACCCCATTCGTCATATAGGAGTTATATAAATGCCAATGTATAAAATTGTAAATAAGAGAACGCAAGACAGTCAAACGATGTTTTGTTCGTATGAAAAACTTCAAGAGAAGTTGGAAGAGTTGGGTGAAGACTGGAAACAAGAAATTGGTGCTCCCGCACTGATTAGTGCTACTGGTAATATCGTCAACAAGACAAGTAGTGATTGGAAAGATCACTTGACAAAGATCAAGAAAGGATCGGGTTCGGGGACTAACATAAAAACATGACAATGAAACGATTGAGAGTAGACGATCTACTCACCTATCCACCCATCACATCAAATCAACAAATCGCACATGACGCATGGAATGAGGGAGATCACCTCGTCCTATGCGGTTCTGCGGGTACAGGAAAAACCTTTGTGGGTATGTACCTCGCACTGTGGGATGTCATGGACAAGTCCTATGATCAGAACAGACTTGTTATCGTAAGAAGTGTGGTTCCTACCAGAGAGATGGGTTATCTTCCCGGTTCGGTAGAAGAAAAGGTTGATGCCTACACCGCACCCTATCGGTCTATCTGTACCGAACTCTTCAACGAAAAGATGGCATACGATAACCTAGAACAACAGGGTCTCATAGAGTTTGTGTCCACATCGTTTATTCGTGGTACTACTCTGGATGACTGTGTCATACTCGTGGATGAGATGCAAAACCTTACCTTCCACGAATTGGATTCTATCATCACAAGGGTGGGACGCAACAGTCGTATCATCTTCAGTGGTGACTACTATCAGTCTGACCTCAAGTCTGGTTCAGACAAAAAGGGTATTCTTGACTTTATGAACATCATGGAAGTTATGAATAATTTCACAACAGTTGAATACGGATGGGCAGACATCGTAAGGTCTGACTTTGTTCGGGACTATATAATGACAAAAGAAATGGTTGAAAGAGGAAACATAAAATGAAACTAAGTCAAAATTTTTCACTCAAAGAGTTTACCAAGTCTATGACTGCGACTCGTTTGGGTATTGATAACACACCAGAAGGTGAACACCTACATGCGGCACAAGAGTTATTCTCTCAAGTGGTTCAGCATGTTCGGGATAAGTTTGGTATAACTCGTATCAATTCGGGTTACCGTTCACCCGCACTCAACGAAGCAGTGGGTGGTTCTTCACGATCACAACACTGTAAGGGTCAAGCAGTTGACATTGAATGCGATAAAGCAGACAACCTTGTTGTGGCACAATGGATCAGAGATAACCTAGAGTTTGATCAGATCATCTCAGAGTTCTACGAAGAGGGTGACCCATCATCTGGTTGGGTTCATGTGTCCTATGTGAGTCCCGAAGACAATCGCAAGAAGTGTCTGACCGCACAACGAGTAGATGGCAAGACACAGTATTCAGTTGGTCTACCCGAATGAATCTAATCTACCAGTACATGATCACCAACGAGGAAACCGAGAAACGGATGCCTGTTCCAGAGTATCCCCAAGGCACTCGTTCAGAATTGTATCGTATTACTGGTGATATGTCGGCAAGGTCTTTCCGAGACTATGCCGAAAAGATTGGATGTGAACACCAGTATTCTAAAAAGCAAGTGTTCACTAAGAACTTCAATGGGTCAACAGTACTACTCTTTGAATGTCTGAGAATGATCTATGATCCCATCTATGACAAGTACGACAAGGTGGCATTCATCGACTCGGACATCATCTGTAATACCGAAGAGAATATCTTTGACCAGTGTGGTGACTACGAGGTCACGGGTGTCTTAGAGTCAGAGATAGTATCCGATACTAATGGTGGATACAATGGTTGGGACTATAATCCCATCGTCAGAGATCAACTGTTTGCTAAGTATAAACGCACTGGTATCCCAATTGTCGCAACAAAACCCCCATACAGACCTTCCTGTGTCACTACATTCAATACTGGTGTATTGGTGTGGACTAAAGAAGCAAGACTCAAGGCACGAGAGGTATTTGATCCTTGGTACAATTATATGATGGATGGGGATGAGCATGGTGATCACTTCTGGTTGAACAACGATCAACCATTCATTTCTGGACAGTTGATGAAACATGACTTCAACTGGCAGAGCATCGACCAGACTTGGAACGATACTCCGACACACTACAAGGATGGTCAGAGGGGATATAGATCAAACTTCTTACATTATACTGGTGGTGGCAACAAGGTTAGAATGATTGATGACTATAAAAAAGGTAAATTTAAGTACTTAAAACCTTGACAAAAGGTGTCTGTTAGTGTTATAATAAGACCCTAATTGAGAGAAAACTATAAGGAGTACAATGAAAGATTATAAGAAAGTTATCCTGACTGACGCAGACGGAGTCCTACTGAACTGGGGTTATGCGTTCGATGTCTGGATGAAAGAACAAGGTTACATACCAGTCAACCCACTTGAGTACGATATCGCAACAATCTATAATATCCATCGCAGAGAGGCAAAGAAACTCGTAAGATACTTCAACGAGTCTGCCCACATGGGATTCATTCCCCCTTTACGAGACGCAATGCAGTATGTCCGTAAGTTACACGAAGAGCACGGTTATGTGTTTCACCTAATCACCTCTATGAGCAAGGATGAGAACGCACAGAAGTTACGCACCATGAACATTCAGAAGTTGTTCGGTGAGACTGCCTTTGTCAAATTCATCTACCTTGATACTGGTGCCGACAAGGATGAAGTCCTGAGTCAATACGAAGGTACTGGTTATGTCTGGGTTGAAGACAAGGTTGAGAATGCCGAAGTCGGTAAGAGGTTCGGTCTAGAGAGTATCTTGATGGAACACGGATACAACATGGACAACCAAGAGTTCCCCCTAATGAAAAACTGGAAAGATGTTTACGAATATCTAGAAGGTTAAGAGTTAATCCCCCCTATATACCCTATGTAAACTAATAATTTCATAGGGTATTTTTTTAATGGAAGAAGAACTAAAAGCAACGGGACATCATCCCGCAGATTCTAATGGAGACGGAAGAGTCTCTGATCAAGAACGAGATATGTATCTTGAGTTTAAACGCAAAGAACTCGAAGATCAAGACCTAATGAGAGATGCACAACGCAAGATGGCATGGTTCTCTCTTATAGGTATGCTGTTCTATCCAAGTGGTATTTTCATTACGGTTCTGTTCGGTCTGGACAAGGCCGCAGAACTCATCGGAGATATCGCATCAATCTACTTCCTGTCAGTTGCCGCAATCGTGTCGGCATTCTTTGGTTTCCAGAGTACTGGTGCTAAGAAGAAGTAATGGAGAAAGTAAGGTTCAGAGGCACTTGGGGTGTAGGAGACTTCATGTGGGCATTAGATGTGTGTCACCATTATTGTTACAAAAACAATACTAAAGTGAACTTGGAGATGCACTGGGAGACCGAAGAAGGTCACCTAGAGACACCCGAAGACCCCGAAACCATTGTTGAACGAATGACTTGGATACACACCAAGTTTCATCGTCAAGAAGATGTCACTGTTACTCATGTCTATAATTCCAATCTATTTGCTTCTGGTAATGTCAATCCCGATAAGAATAAAGATAGATTCCAGTTTGAATCTGGAGCATACAAGGGCAGACAATGTCCAGAAGCAGATTGGGTATTCAAGAAGGATGAGTACAGACATCACATCAAGACAAAGAAGATCGTACTCTGGACACCCACCTATAATAGTGAACCACCAAGAAACTGGAAAAGGTTCTTGACAAAAGATGATTGGTCTGCTATACTAAGCTCACTGTCTGCCGAGGGTTGGATACTAGTTGAGTTAACATATAGAACTCCGATAAGAGATGCTTATAAACAGATACAAGATGCTGATTATGTTTTTTGTTATGATGGAATGTGGCATTATATTGCCAAGATGTTTGCTACACCTATATTCATTCCTTCTTGGGAAGATATCACTGGGTATCACTGTCCACAGGTAGTATGTAGACCCAATAGTAAAGATACATTGGAATTTGTAAACACTTTTGGTGAAAAGGGTAAGAATCACATGGATAAGAAAGCAGATAGATACTTGAAGAAACTTGGAAAGTTATTTGATGAAAATTGATAGAGCAGTAATTGAAATTAACGGTGGTTGTAACTACTCGTGTACTATGTGTCCACAGGACATGCGTACTGGTGGACGAGACAAAAAGTTTCTGAAGAAGATGGGACTAGAAGACTTTGAGAGAAATGTGGCAGACTGTGCCCAACATGGATTACGAGTTGTTAATCTAGAGGGTAGTGGTGAACCCACACTGAATAGAAACCTACCTGAGTACATTAAGATCGTAAAGAAGTATGGAGCAAAGTGTTTCATGTTCTCTAATGGATTCCGTATGCAGGGACAGTTTATGAGAGACTGTGTTGACGCAGGATTGGACTTCTATCGGTACTCATTCATTGGGTACAATCCTGAGAAGTATGACGAGTGGATGAACAATATTGTTGGAGGGAACTTTAATACTATTATAAGCAACATTCGTGAGATGAAGGAATATGTAGATAAGACCAATAGTGACTGTGTGGTCGCAACCTATCACTTAATTACTGACAACGACAACCTAAATAATGAACTCCAACAGTATAAAAAGT